GCTACCTATGGTGTTGCCGCTGTGGGTATTAATATCCCTAGGATTTTTAATTTGGTTCTTGTGGAACCCGGGAAAAGTTTTGTCCGCGTTATCCAAAGCATTGGACGCGGCATAAGAAAAGCCGAAGACAAAGACCATGTTCAAATCTGGGACATAACTTCAACCTGTAAATTTGCCAAGCGCCACTTGACCAAACGCAAACAATTCTACAAAGAAGCCAACTATCCTTTTACCCAAGAAAAACTAGAATGGATGAAGATAAAATGAAAAAGTTTTTTAGTTTGGGTGACAGTTTTATGACCACTGACTTTCCGGATGACAGCATTATCAGTTTCAGTGAACTGTACGCCCGACGTAGAAACTTCACTCATGTTAGTTTGGCTAGACCGGGCGCTACCAATTTTTGTATTCGTCTACAAATAGATCGTGCCATAAATGAACAAGCTGACTATATTGTAGTAGGACTTACCAGTTCAGATCGCTTTGATATTTCATTAGGCGTCCAGCACCAATTATATCAATTAGATAACATTGATTATCGCAACTATAAATGTGCTGCCGAACAACATGTAACCTCCAATGATGTAAAAGTAATTTCAGACACGTTTAACAATTTAATTGAAAAACAGCACACTGATTTACTAAGCGAGTCAACACTTACCGCACTTAAACATTATATTTCTTGCCTGCATAATCCTGCTTTACAATCACAGAAAGATTACTACATGATTTGTAATGGCTTGGAACAACTAAAAAAATCCAACATTCCTTTTGTATTGATTCCTGGATGGATGTCACAACATGAGTGGAACTGGGTTGATCGCGTATGGCCATTAACAGCCCAAACCCCTTATGCCATGCCGTACGGCCCATCAAATTGGGAAACACCAATTCGTTATACTGCAACACACAATCCTGCTTGGGCACACGAAGAGTTTTGTCAAATATTATTTGATCTTACATTAGATTGGACTTGACTTTTATGACAAAACCCTATACACTACAATTATGAGAATACTTACACTAGACAATGCCACTTACGATTTAGATCACCTGCCTGAAGAAATAGATGACATGCGTTTTGCTATATTAGACAATTCAAATCCAGCAGACCCAGACTATCATTTTATACCCTTAATCTTTTTGGAGAGCTTCAATGCTCCTGCTCTTGTGCTACGTATAGGGGAGCACACTATAAAGATGCCTATGGATTGGCAGATACTAATTGGTGAACCTGATGTAGGTGACTTAGAAGTGTTGCCACTCACATCAATCAACGATCGTGGATTTAAAGTATTCCAATTCAATCCACTGACCAGTTTCCGTCCCAGCTTTCCTGACATTGAAATCTTAGATGTGTATCACGAAGTGTCATGGTATGCACCCAAACTCAAGAATGGTCAACTGCTGGCTGTGCCTGTAAGTGACGGTGCAGACCCTGACTGTGTGTATTTTGTCAAAGACGTAAGCCGCAATTGCGAGATTGTGGACTACAACAAGGCTTGGTAATGATAATTCATTCGGCAGAAGACCAACATTTTAACAAGTGTAAATTTCTAAATGATAACTTTTTGTCAGTCATATGCGGCAACAAAGATGTGTTAGAAGTGGGTTGCTTTGATGGCTGGATTACTGAACTGGTAGTTCAACACAATCCAAAAAAATTAACTCTATTGGAGTCTAATAGTTTTTCATTGGATTTAATAAGAGAGAAATTTCCTCAAGCACAAGTAATCCACGGAGACATGCATAAAGATTTTGACAAAGTTGGTGCTGTGGATGTGGCGTTAATGTTAGGCGTGATATACCATAGTCCGGCGCCACTGCTAGTTATAGAAGAACTAGTAAATCACTGTAGGCCCAACGACGTTGTAATTGATAATCTAAGTCCTGCATTTGAATGGCGCAATGAACCATCAAATGTTCCTGGTATGAGATATACAACTAATGACATGAAAACTTGTAACATAGTTATCAATATTGATAATGAAATAATGATTACAACTTTTTATAATTTAGGGTATAGACTAATTACGCAGTCCCAATATCCTAATAATGCCCGAGGACCAGGTGCGCCAATTTTTCATTTCACAGTTAATAATTAAAACAGTGCAGGATTTTATAATGTATACCGAACCAGAAATATTTGAAATTATCAATCGCTTGGCCAGAGTATATCTGGAAAGTTATCCGGACGATCGTGAAGGACTAGAGCGATTCCTGCGATGGGCGCATTTGCAATACGGCTACCAGTATGGGAACCCTTAAACCAGGTGCCACATACATCTACGAACGCAACGGTAATGAAGTGTATGCCCGAGAGTTTGGTGCTGACCCTGCTGATCGTAAGTTAATAGGCCATGCATATGATCCCATAACTGGTCACCAAATCAAATACGATAAACGAACCAGCGACGGCCGACCATTGCACGATCACATGATGGAAGATAATCTGTGGGGCAAAATTCGGCGAGAAGCTCGTACCAATCCCACTTTACAAGATGCACTAGAACGTGCTATAATGATCTATAAACTGACTAAAACACAATGAATAAAATTTATTGCAAAGCACCTTGGACTAGCGTAAGTTACATGCCGGGCGGCAAATATACTCCTTGCTGTGCATGGGGCGGTGCCAAATTCAACAGTCGCGAAGAAATGACCGAGACAGTTGGTGGAGCATTCTTACGCGGTGAGGTTCCAAAAGAATGCGCCAATCCTTGTCCTCCGGGTGAGTTAGGGTGGCGCGGAATGTATAGCGAGTATAAAACAGACTACAAAACACACAAGATACATTTTTTAGATTTTCGCAACAACAATCTTTGCAATTTAAAATGCCGTAGTTGTGGGCCAGGATTCAGTACCAGTTGGTCGAGCGAAGCCGGAGTAGATGACATAAGTTTGTACAATCCAATTGATGTTGCAGACATGGACCTAAGTGAGTGCAAACAAATTTATTTTGCAGGTGGCGAACCATTGTTGAATCCGCAACATTATCAAGTGCTTGAAAAACTAATTGCGCAAGGCGCCGACCCTGCTATAATGTACAGCACCAACATGACTGTGTTAGGTGCCAAATCAAAACATGTTAAAGATTTGTGGCCTTCATTCAGCCGCATTAATGTTCATGCAAGCATAGATGCTGTGGGCAAGTATGCTGGCATAGTGCGCAGTGGCAGTGAATGGAACACGGTAGAACGTAATTTAAAATGGGTTCTTACACAACCAAACTGCAATATTAGAATTGCTACTGTAATCAGTGCTATCAATATTTGGTGGTTACCCGAGCTATTAGAATACTTTGTCTGGTTGACCCCAGATCAATTTGAACCAGTGTTGGCCAATGTGGATTCTGTTATTGGACTAGGAAGCATTCCAGAACAATTTCGCCCTTCATTGATCAAAATGCTAGAGCAATCCAAATTTGCCAAACATATCAACATGCAAGGAGCAGTTGACGCTTTGCGCAATCAGCGTTATAATGCAACTAACTGGTATCGCTTCTTGGCTCGACAAATGATTCAAGACAACTACCGAAACGAAAACTGGTTTGACAGTTTACCCGTCAAACATGATGTATACAAAGAGACATTACAAATTGGATAAACTGACCATTGCCAATGAGATGAAGATGTTTGACTGTAAAGTTAGATCATTTTACGACGATCTCACTCCTGAAGAACGCAAAAAGTTTTCAAACTATCTCATGATACGTTGGGGATCAGCAGTTGAAGGTTCAAGAGAATTGCAGGAGTTCTATGTAATTGCCACCAACGAACGACTGAACAAGCATTTTTTTAACGTGTCAAAACATCCAAAACTGCAATGGCTCATGGCCACTTCAGTCAGCCCAGATCTAGGCACACTTAGACATCCTTGGATTGCACCCAAGAAAAAACAACCAGGGGCTAGTGCTAAACGTAAGGCATTGGTAGCAATGTATCCACACTACAAAGACGACGAGATAGAAGTGATGATGCAGATTGTATCAGACAAAGAAATCAAACAATACTCAAAAGACTCCGGCGACGATTCCAAATGACACAATGCCAATACTGCAAGAAAGACTTTATCAAAGAAACTTCTTTGGCAGTGCATGTGTGCGAGCCCAAAAGGCGCAGACAAGAACGAGCAGAGCGTGGAGTGGAACTGGGTTTTCAAGCCTACATACGCTTTTATGAAATGAGCCAAGGGTCGGCTAAACTCAAAACGTTTGATGACTTTGCTGACTCACCTTACTATCGCGGGTTTGTGAAGTTTGGACGCTATTGTGTGAGCACACGAACCATCAATCCCAAGCAGTTTCTTGAGTGGCTGTTGAAAAACAACAAAAAGATTGATCGTTGGGCAAGTGATCAACTGTACACAGAATATCTCATACAGCATTTGCCCGTGGAGAATGTGAATGATGCACTGGCACGAGCAGTGGAGTTTGGCATGGACTGGGCAGAAAAGAATTCAGCACAGCCACAGGACTGCTTGAGATATGGCAGCACTCCAGCCATGTGCTATGCAGTCACAACTGGTAGAATATCACCTTGGGTGATTTACAATTCGGAGTCCGGACAACAGTTCTTGAGTGAACTCACGCCTGATCAGATCAGCATGGTATGGCCTTACATTGACTCAGATGTGTGGCAAAAGAAGTTTCACAACTATCCTGCCGATCAGGAGTATGCAAAGGATATATTGAACAAGGCAGGATGGTAGCATGATTAGAAATATTAGCGGCAGCAAATACATTCAAGTGTCTGGTGGCATGAACACCAATCCATACATCAGTCCAGGTGCTAGCGGTGCAGGCATGGTGCGATGGAACCCCAGCATGAACTGTTTGGAAGTAAACGATGGCAATTCGTGGCAGCAGATTCACTCAGCACATCCTATGATTTCACTCTCATCAGACGCCGAAACCCTGTTGGATTGGGCACGAGTCAAGCGTGATGAAGAATGGCGCATTGCTGCCATGGCAGACAAGCATCCCGCAGTAGCAGATGCCTTGGCAGTAGTTCAACTGGCCCGAGAGAAACTGCAAGTTGTGACTGCACTTTGTGACACTGACTCAAAATGAGTGCAGACATTGACATTGATGTGCCGGACAGAACGGCTGTGTTGAAATTGATCCAGCACACTGCCGCACGGCAACTGCATCAAGGTCAAGTGCGTAAGCACAATTCGGGTATCTATGTCACAGACATTCCTAAAGACATACCCAATGGCTGTGCAGCCATAGACTATGAGTCAGCGGAACAGCGTGGATACTTCAAGATAGACTTACTGAACATGAGTGTGTATCAGTTGATCCGTGACCCTGCACACTATACGGCTATGTTGGCAGCAACACCGCCTTGGCAGCGACTATGGACAGACACTGACTGGACCAAGCAGTTGGTGCATGTGGGCAATTATACAGACCTAATGCTGTCAATGCAGCCAGATTCAATACCCAGAATGGCAGCGTTTATTTCAGTTATTCGACCGGGCAAAGCACACTTGCAGAATCGATCTTGGACAGAAGTGTTTGCCGAAGTGTGGAATGGAGACGACAGCCGCGGATATACATTTAAGAAAAGCCACGCAATTTCCTACGCAGCCCTAGTAGCATTACATATGAATCTTCTAAATCAATGATAAAGTTTTGTCGTCTAGGTTTTCATGTTGGAAATTTTTTCCAACGTTATCAATCATGGGTACAGTTTCAAAATCTGTCTGGCACACATGTGCCAGCAGCAATGGTGTCTGGAATGGATGACAATGCTATTAAAATTTACGCACGACAAGATAGTGACCTTATTGACAATGATCCTTTACCTGTAGTGGGCATTGATCTAAGAGAAGGTCTCAAAGAGATAGAGGTAGGGGCATTAAATAACTTGCCAAAAAACAAACACTACATTATTTTTAGCGGATCGTACCCTAATAGGTTAATCAACATTGCACTTGATCATACATTAATTTGTTATGAGTCTATCTTGGGAGACATGCTAGATTTACACTGTAGCACCAAAAATGCATTTTTTTATACAGATCGCAGGTATCACTTTGACTATCCCAAGCCCATGCAGTTTGTGACTTTTAATGCAGTGCCAAGACAGCATCGTCAGCAGTTTGCTGCTTGGTTACCCGAATTGTCTTATCAAAATTTTATATTTAGATTGAATCAACAAGATTTAGGGCAACCTGCCAATCATCTTGACGTGATAGATTTTGCTCATACAGGTCCAGATCTTGCACAATGGTTTGACTCTTCTGCACAACACATTCCAAACCCACATCTGCATATTGTGGGACGTATGCCCAATCGCATGTTAGATCAGGCCTACTTTAATCTGGTATTGGAAAGCGATTTTGATTTTGCCACTCACTATACTACAGAAAAAGTTATTCGACCATTGATGTTAGGCATGCCATTTGTGTTGGCATCAGCACATGGACACTTGTCACGACTCAGAGACATGGGATTTAAAACCTATAGCAGCCTGTGGGACGAAAGTTATGATTTAAAGACTTTCAATAAACAAAGACTGCGAAAAGTATTTGATCTGGTCCAAAGTCTAGGTCAGTTTGATTGGTACAAACATCGGGCAGAACTAGAGCAAATTGGACTGCATAATCGTGCTCGTTTTATGAACTTGGGTCCATTGTTTGATCAAGAATTCAAAATATTTGAAACTGCAATACGGCAGTTAGAGCGCACACATCCACAGTTCAATCAAGACGCCGCACAAGTGTGATTGATTTTCGCTTGGTTTTTTTGCGAGCAATGTCCATCAAACTGCAAGCCGGGCCGTGTAAAATTTCAAGATCTTTGTTGGAGAATGTGCGCAATGTAGGACGAAACTTGTCCCACTCACCGCGCAGGAATATGTTTATGGGTATGCTACGATTGCTCTCCCACCACCAGGTGGCTGCCAATTCCAGGTATTCTAACTTGGCATCTTGTGTTAGCACAGCACCAAAATCATAGATGGTTGTGACAGCATCGTCTTTGTTTTGTACTACACCCACATATTCTTCATTGGCGTAAACGCACAGCGTTATAAACGGATATTTCACCGCCAATTTTTGAAAGATATCATTACCCATAAATATTGTTTGAGGATCCTATGTATTCAACCACCGTTTACTTATACCAGCAAATTACCAAAGTCTTGTTAGTTGACACAAGTGGTGGATATTTCACAGCGAGGTACGACCCAGTGTATGCAAAACAATTAACCGTTAACAAAGGCGTAGACAATGTTCTACTGTTTGAATTTATCAATCAAGAGGAAAAGCCTGTAAACATCACAGGCAGCACTTTTATGTTTAGATTGATGAATCAAACTGGCGATCAACTGTTGGTCGAAAAGCCAATGGTCACACTCAGCGCCACCCTGGGCAGAGTCAAAGTGGTGTTGGACAACGAAGATACCATCAATATCACAGCCCAACCTGGCAGTTATAGTATACAACGCACAGCAGGAGACTATGTGCAGGCAGCATATGTGGATGCCAATTCGGGTGCTAGAGCAGACTGCAACATTGTGAATTCAGTTTTACCTGCATTTGTGCCCAGTGAAATGTTGACCATCCCCACAATCTACGGCAAAGCACAACAATTAGTTCCTGGACCCACAAACTGGCCAGACTGGGCACTGTACCCACAGCCAGTTAATACCACACAACTTACAGAATTCTTTTCAAGTCATATTCCCACAAATGGTCAAAGTCTAACCACAGTCAAAATGGACTTGGATCACTTTACTGGCACAGTTAAATTCCAAGCAGCAGATACATACGAATCTGTATTTTATGACGTTACCAGTAGTCAGCAATTTAATAATGAAACTTCTGTTCAGTATTTTAATGTAATAGGATTCTATCCATTAATTCGTGCTGCCTTCAACAACAGTCAAGGATCACAAGCTCAGGCCACAGCAGTGGTAACCAACGGAGTAGTTACTGCTATCAATGTGACCAATGGCGGGCAGGGTTATGTGGCGCCGCCCAAAGTGCAAATATTAGGTGACGGTGCAGGTGCCGAAGCTATTGTGACTTCGGTGGGCAATGGTCAGATTGGTGCAATTGAAGTCACAAATGGCGGATCAGGATACTTGCCTTTGCAATATCAAGGTACTATTTGTGCCCAAGTGTTGATCACAACTGGTTACATTACTAACCTCCAATATCGTTGATTTACTACAGCTGATCTGCTATACTGTATAGATGCTCGACATCCTTGCGTATCTGCCTGCAAAAAGAAAATCCACACCATCAGGTTGGTTGAGTTTCAATGCGGTTTGCTGTCAGCATAATGGTAGTACACGAGACACAAGAGGTCGTGCTGGACTCAAAGCCACCGAGCAGGGGTGGAGTTATCATTGTTTCAATTGTACCTACACAGCCAGTTTTATCATGGGACGTACCCTAAGTGTCAAAGCTCGTAGATTGCTGGGATGGATGGGTGTGCCAGATAACGAAATTGAAATGCTCAATCTCGAAAGCCTGCGGCATCGTAGCATACATGGCATCCTGGAAGATCGACAACAGGCTTGGAACCAACTGGCTGGTATCACATTTGAAGAACGCGACTTACCACCTTTTGCTGAATTGCTAACACCCGAACACCAAATGCATTGGGACTATGCACGTGGCAGACGTGTGCCTGAAGACTTTCCTGTCATGGTGCAGACACAAAATGATGGTGTTCATTGGACACGCCCGCATGTGGTGATCCCATTCACATACGAAAACAAAATTGTAGGATTCACCTGCAGATTTTTAGACAACCGTCAACCCAAGTTTATTTCAGACAGCCAGCCAGGTTATGTGTTTGGAACAGACTTACAGCACAACAACTGGACCAATGTGATAGTGACAGAAGGCATCTTTGATGCATTGAGTATTGGTGGTGTGGCTGTGATGCACAATACCATAAGTGACGCACAGGCTCGATTGATACGCAACTTGGGACGAGAAATAACTGTGGTGCCCGACCAAGACCTAGCTGGCATGGAACTGATTGATCGTGCTGTAGAACTTGGATGGGCAGTAAGTATACCCGAGTGGCCAGAAGATTGCAAAGATGTCAATGATGCTGTGATTGTGCTAGGGCGTGTGGGAGCCTTGCTAACTATTATGGCAGCCAGAGAAACCAGTAAGATCAAAATAGAACTAAGGAAGAAACAACTTGTTAAAAGAATACGGACTTGACGTCCAACGTTTATTTCTAGAAATGATGTTGGAGGACGCACAAAGCTATGTGCGTGTTCAGAACATCTACAACCCCCAAAACTTTGACAAGAGTTTGAGACCTGCGGCTGAGTTTATCAAAGAACACTCTGACAAACACAAGACCTTGCCGGACCGCATGCAGATTTCTGCTACCACTGGTGTTAAATTGGCGGCTGTGCCAGACTTGAACGAAGGACACTTTGACTGGTTCATGGGCGAGTTTGAAGCATTTACTCGACGACAAGAACTAGAGCGAGCTATCCTAAAAGCCGCAGACTTGTTGGAAAAAGGTGAATATGATCCTGTCGAAAAGCTGATCAAGGATGCAGTACAAATATCACTTACCAAGGACATGGGCACAGACTACTTTGCTGATCCTAAAGGTCGCATTGAGAAATACTTCAACTCGGGTGGACAAGTAAGCACAGGTTGGTCACAATTGGACAGATTGTTGTATGGTGGATTCAGCAGAGGCGAACTAAACATCTTTGCAGGCGGATCAGGATCAGGCAAGAGCTTGGTCATGATGAACATTGCACTAAACTGGATACAACAAGGACTCAGTGGAGTGTACATCACACTAGAACTTTCAGAAGAACTAACAAGTTTGCGAACCGACGCCATGCTAACAAACATGAGCACCAAAGACATTCGCAAAGACATAGACACCACAGAGCTCAAGGTTAAACTCGTGGCCAGGAAGTCCGGCAACTATCAGGTCAAAGGCTTACCAGCACAATCAAACATCAATGACATTCGTGCTTATTTGAAAGAGTATCAAATTCAAACTGGTAAGAAAGTGGACTTTGTGATGATTGACTACTTGGACTTGCTGATGCCTGTTAGCGCCAAAGTTTCGCCCAATGATTTGTTTGTGAAAGACAAGTATGTGTCAGAAGAACTGCGCAACTTGGCCAAAGAACTAGGCATCTTGATGGTAACTGCGAGTCAGTTGAATCGATCAGCTGTGGAAGAAATTGAATTTGACCACTCACACATATCGGGTGGTATTTCTAAAATTAATACAGCAGATAATGTGTTTGGTATCTTTACAAGTCGTGCAATGAAAGAGCGCGGCAAGTATCAGATCCAGTGTATGAAGTCTCGAAGCTCGACCGGCGTTGGTCAAAAGATTGATTTGGAGTACAACATTGAAACCATGCGCATTACTGATGAAGGCGGGGATGATAACGAAAACGGGTTCAGCAAAAAGCCCAATACAAGTATCATGGACTCGATCAAAGCAAAAAGCCAGGTTAGTGCTGCCGCAGAAGATTCCAAGTCTGTACCTTGGGAACGACCACAAGCCAAAGAAGGTTTTGAGTTAGAAGCACCCAAGGTAACAGCAGACGTCCAAAGTGCCAAGCTTAAGCAGTTGTTAGGCAAAATCAAGACATCATGAACGACACTTTTTGTCCAATGATTCATGGTGGGCTTAACATTGATTTAAAACTCAATAGTGAATTAAATCAAACTAACGAACTTGGATACAATCAGTGTTGTCTCAGCAATACTCCATTGACATTTGTAAAAAAAGACAGCATAAATTGGAACGGCAATGATTTTACAAAGAATCGCTGGTCCAATGATAACAACCAATGGTTGTCTGGTTGCTACCAATGTTTAACATTGGAAAAAGTTGGAGTTAAAAGTTTTAGAAAATCAATGATAGAAAAATTTGGAGTTCATAAAAATTTAAATGGACCTCAACGGATTGATTTGTTATTTGATCGCAGTTGCAATTTGGCTTGCAGAACTTGCGGTCCAAGATCTAGTACTTTATGGGCCAAACACCTTAAAGAAAACAATTTACCTGTTTTTGAAATTATACCAGCAGACAATGCCAGTCGTGTAACAAATATCTTAGAAAGTTTAAATCTTGACAATCTTGAGATGGTGCAATTTTGCGGTGGAGAAACATTATTAGGCAACACCTATTGGAAAACTGCACAATGGCTTGCAGAACATGTGCCAACTGCAAAAACCAAATTGGAATTGGCATTTCAAACCAATGGAACACAACCCATTGATCCACAATGGTATGATGTGATTGAAAAATTTAAGTTGGTTAAACTGATAGTCAGCATTGACGGCATTGGTGATAAATTCGAATACTTAAGATGGCCAGCCAGTTGGAATCAAACTGTTGATAACATTTTAACTTTAAGAGAAAATTTGCCAAGCAATGTGATGTTTTTTGTGCAAGAATGTACCAGTTGTTTGAACTTGTATTATTTTAACGAAGTTAGTGATTGGGTAAAACAAAATTTCAACAGCAACAAAGAGGGCGATGCAATTGGCCACAGCACTCAATTGGCCATGCATTCGTACTTGTATCCTAAAAATATCACACAAGAATATGCTGATGCAATCGCACATACTCCATCGAGCAATGTGATCGGGAAGTATTGGCAAGAAAACCCTGCGGCAATAAAACAGTTTGTGCAAGAAACTACCAGGTTTGATATTATTCGAAATCAAGATTGGAAAAAAACTTTTCCTGAAGTAGCAGAGTTTTATAAACGATATCTTTAGGCGTCATGATAAATTTTGATAAAAATCCAGTGGTAGATAGTCTGAAATTGAAATCCTCTTCAAGTGATCTTGCCGTTGAATTTCTTGACAAAATTTTGCAAACAAGTTGGCGTTGTAATGTCCTGTGCCAAGAAAACTTTTTACCTGGGTATGATACTGAGAATTGTTTTCTAATACTTGTTGCTTGAACGCATCTGGCAGGTTGCCTGGTGAAAAATGCAACGGAAATTCAACGTGTCTGCACATGTAGTTCAACTGATGGGCGTTAAAAAATTCTATCAATTCACTGTAGTAAAATATATTGAGATTTGAAATGGTAGCATTTACGCTGATATTGCTAGTGATCTTTCTAAACTTTTCTAAATTTTCACACAACAAATTCCAACTCAATGGATACCTAATGTACTCAAATCTTGGACCAACGCCATCAATGCTAAGACAGATATTTAAATTTTTAAATTGGCTTAGTATTTTAAATTGGCCGTGTGTTAATGCACAACTTCCATTGGTTATGATAGATATGAAACAACTGGTGTTGTTTGAATTGATCAAACAATTTAAAATTTCAAAGTTGAGTTTTTCTAACAAGGGTTCGCCGCCAACAAAGGACAACTGCTTGATGTCTGCCCAGTTCATGCTTTCAATCAAACTGGTAGAAATTTTATTATAGTTGATTTGTTTGTTTTCCAATGAAGCCCACGCAGAACTTAAAATACTGTTGCAAGTAACACAAGTTCCGTTGCAAAGATTACTGGTGTGTATTTTTACAATTTGTGGTTGATTGAGATGATTTATTGCATCTTGTTCAATTTTTTCTAAGTCTCGATTGAGATAAAAATCAAATGATTGATTGTGCAATTTACGCGAACTCGTGAGCCCTTGGTCTTCCAGTTGCCAGCATCTATAACAGGACGGTGATCTTTGTTGAACAACAATAGATTCCTGGACTTTTTTAATATCTGTGCCTGTAGGAAGTTCACAACAGTGGATATTTTTAGGAATATTGTGCCCTATTTCAACACCATAAAATGGCAAAACGCAAAAGTAGTTGTTCATAGGGTATTTAATTACCAACTTGTATGTGTAAATATTAATAAATAATCCAAAGGTCCCGGAGTAGATGCAAAAACGCACTCGCAGTTTATTAGAAGAATTAGACGATTTGTATATCGAGCGTGATCGCCGCCTGTTGATTGAAAACCGTGCGGCTACTCTTATTGCAAGTGCTATTAGATTGCTAGAACAAATTGACACAGAATTTCCTGCTGATCAAGCAGAAAACTTGCAACGCAAATTGTTAAATGCCATCCGCACCAGAGACTCGGGAAAGTTTGCTAGATCAGTGAGAAGAACAAATGCAGATACATGAAATCACACGCCGCAGAACAAACGAAGGCGTATTAAGCGGTATCGCTGGAGCAGCCAAAGCAGTTGGATCACAAATTGCGGCCAAAGCAAACGATTGGGCCACCAAGAAAACTGGAACTGACTTTAGCAAGCTCGGACCAAACAATCCCTACGGCGATCAGCAAAAAGCCGCTGCTGCCGCTGCGGTTCCGGTGATTAAATCACAAGCCGAACAACAACAAAAGCTCTGGAATACTGCTATTGCCAAAACTCAAGAACAAAACAATGTTCAAAGCCCGGCACAATTTGATCCTAGGACCAAGGACGGCCTAGAAAAAAGTTTGATGAATCAAATTCATAAAAATTTCCTGCAAGGCAAAGTGGGGACTGATTATAAGCAATTGCCTCGATGGGTCGAACCTGCTGCACAGCAACAGGCAAATGATATAGTACAACGCATTGATGCTGCCACGCAATCAATTATAGATTTTAATACTCCAAAAACTGCACAACAAGCTATGGCTGAATGGCAAACGTTAAGTCAGGCCACATACGATGCCATGAGTCTCATGCAGTTTAATAGCGACTCGGGTACGTCAGGTGCTAGAAAAACACCTACTGCTCCAGGCACTCCTGCTCCAGCAATAAGCCCCGCAGTTAGTCAAGCTGCACAACAAATTGTTCAACAATCGGGCATAACACAACCTCAATTGCAACAGGTTCAGAATATTGTTGGCAAGTTGCCCGACGCAGAAACACAAGATCCGCGTACCCAAGCCTATCTAAAAGCATTAGGATTTAACACACCATGAAACTACTAGAAGGTGGTAACGTATTTAAAGATGCCGACGGCAACCCATTGACTGGCCGCATCAATCAAAGCGATGTAGCAGCCACAGTACAGTGGTTGGAAGCATTGACAGGTCTACAATTTCCACGTGAACGTTGGCTGGGATCAACTGGCCGCAAGCCTACATCGGGCGATATGGACATGGCAGTGGATGCCAGTGAAATAAGCAAAGAACAACTGGCAGCAAAGCTCACACAATGGGCAGTGAGCCATGGTGAAGATCCCAAAGCCTGGGTTAAGAAAGGTGGCGAAGTACACTTACGCACACCCATCAACGGCAACCCCAACAATGGTTATGTGCAAACAGACTTCATGTTCTTTCCCAACTTGGATTGGGGGCAGTTCTACTATGGTGGGTCAGAAGATTCTGTTTACAAAGGCATGAACCGTAATGTGTTAATGAGTTCAATTGCCAAGCAACTGGGACTCAAAGTGGGCGCCAATGGCATGTTCAGTCGCACAACCAATCAATTGGTAGATGGCGGTATGGATCCTGACTATGTGGCCAAAACACTACTAGGTCCACGTGCCACTAGAGAAAATCTCAAGAATGTAGAAAGCATTTATGCTACGCTAGCCAAAGACAAAGCCCGCGATGCTAAACTGGCAGACTTTCGTGAATACTTGGGTAGAGAAGGCCTGCAAGAACCTGGTGCTGTGAATGAGAATACAGAAGTACATTTCTTGGCCAAGCTACGTGATAGAATTGTAAATCAAGGCATGGTGCCACTGATTGAAACAGAAGCAACCAATCCCTATCAAATCTACGAAGCCGATGAAGGCAATGTAGGCGGCAGAGCCAAAGGTATTGAACACCTAGAAGATCTTGTGTTCCGCAAAGGCTCTCGTGGGGTGGATGAAGCATTGGCCATTATCCAACATGCCGCAGAAGCACCACAAAAGACCACTAGTGTGAAGTGGGACGGCAAGCCTGCTGTGATATTTGGTCGCAAACCTGCCACAGGCGAGTTTGTGCTTACAGACGGATCAGGATTTGACGCCAAAGGCTACGATGGCCTTGCTACTAGCCCCAAAATGATGGCACAGATTCAAAGCACACGAAAAGGTGAGCGTGGTGAATTGGTTCAATTATATGCTGATCTTTGGCCACAGTTAGAAGCGGCTGTGCCCACAAACTTCCGTGGCTATGTCAAAGGCGACCTGTTGTACTATCCCGAACAGCCTTGGGAAGAACAGGCTGGTAATCTTGTGTTCAAGCCCAACACAGTAGAATATCGTATACCTGCCAAGAGTGCGCTGGGCCAACGAATTCGCAACAGCACCACAGGCATTGCCATGCACACCATGTATGCTGATCAAGGCGAACCCAAACAACCACTCAGCAGAGTATCATTTAATGAAGTACCTGGATTGCTGTTGATTGAACCCATTTACGGCAAAGGTATTGCGCCTCAAGACCCTGCACAGGCCAAAGGACAAGCTGCACTGATCAAGCAAATCAAACAAATACGCAATAGCAAAGGTGCTGCCATTGATACCTTGTTCAATCCTGCTGAACTGCGAGCCATGCAGATTACAGACTTGGCCAAACTGTGTGTGGACTACATCAACAAACGTATCAATCCAGACTATGCAGGGTATACTGGAGACTTTTCTAACTTGATAAGTGATTTTGGCCAGTTTCTACAGAGTACAGTAACTTCTAAAAAGTTCAACAACATTGTAGAATATTTAAAAAGTCCTGCATCAAACACAGAAGGCTTGGCCGCTGCATTTACTTTATTTTTGTTATTACATGATTTAAAGCTGGACATCTTGCGCAACTTAGATTTGAAAGACCCCGGCCACGAAGGATGGGTAATGGCCACGCCTGCAGGCTACGGAAAAGCAGTAAATCGCTTTGATTTTACTGCTAGAAATGCCGCACGAAACAATCCTCAACAGGCGTAATTTTTGCCAAAAGACTAAATAAAAGCAGGTCCACCGAGACCATTAACTTTAAAGGATTTTATCATGGCATATTTCGCACCCGTAAATGGCGATTCACAACCAGTATTCGCATTAGACACACGTAACGGTCCAGTTGCTCCTAGCACTTCATTGGCTGGTCAACCTGTACAACCACAAGGTCCAAAACTGGACTTCTTCCGCTTGGTCGCTAATACCAGCGTAAACGGCGAAGGCGGCGTAACAGAATACGTTGCTAACGTGTTGCAAGCAATTCAACAAACTTCAACTGTGGCCATGTACCAAGTTGACGGCGTTGCAATTTCAGTTGCTACATACCCGACAGGCGCTTTTGCTAACGCCAGCACCAATACTTCTGCTGCTGTAATGTTGGCTGCTGCCAATATTACCTACACTGGTTTCCAGTTAGACAGTTGCACAAGCGTTGGCTTCAAGCTAACAACCTAATCAATCATTTGATTCGATCAACCCCGGAACTAAAAACTCCGGGGTTTTTGTTTGGCGTTAAATACTCACAGAATGAAGATACAAGGCCGAACACTATTTGATTGCAGTCCCACTGGTATTACTGGGCATTTTAGATCAAGTCAAATACCCTTTGAAGATCGTGTAGGACAAGTCATACGCAATATCGAAGACTGGAATCGTGCCAGGAACCAACAACGCAACTGGGAAACATTGCAACAAATGATCAGCTTGCGAGCACAGCCTAACGTTGTACAATTGCCTCAATTGCATGACAATCATTGGGTGTTTGAATTTGAAGTAGAAGCTGCTGGTGTGTATTCGGTCACAGGCGAAGCTGATAATTTAACTGGCCTACTAAATGAGTGTGCAGGTATACCCATGATAACCAATCTAAACGAAATCGTGCAGTTAGAGCCTAGTTTGATCATCGATGGATCCAAACAAAACTTATGGTTCGAAACCATAAATAAATGATGTGGAGTAAAAATAATGGCTGATACAACCGACATTGAAAAGAAAAGTCTAGAAGCACACGTGGAATTGTGTGCTGAGCGGTATCGCCTGCTGGAAGTAAAGTTAGAATCAATGGATGAAAAGATCACTACTCTTTTTGGTGTGATTGCCGAACTGCGTGGCATGCTACAAGCCACTACCACCAAAAACAACGATAGACTACTCAGTTGGGGTGTGGGCATAATTGCTACCCTTGTGGGCGCATTAGGTTGGGCAGCAGCGCATTTGATCAAACTATGACTCGAGAACAAAAATTAGAACGCTGGGCCGAACGTGAAGTTCGCCGTAATATACACACTATGATTGTGAATGATGAATCAGATGGATATGTGGCATTTGGTCGATACAATCTGCGTCCAGCACATCAGTCTTTTGAAGTGTACACATCGGGCGATAATTTAATAGGCACATTCAGCAACAAGCGCACAGCAATTAGTTGGTGTGTGGCTGACAATCACAATCAACTCAGACTAGCACAAAGTATCAAGACTTTAGACACCAAAAAACAAACGTTGTCAGCAGATATATACTGTAGACGGCAAGTAGCAGAGCGTAGTCGAGACAATGGATTTAGCGAAGTGGTATTGACCAAGTTACAACCCAAGGTTCAACAACATGCCTTGGTGGACCAGGAACTTGAAAAATGTTTAAATTCGGCTAAATATATACAACTTAGAGGATTCCAAAATGAAACTGCAAGAACTAGCGGCAATTAAGCCAACCAAACAAATAGCCCGTGTATTCGAAAGCTATTTTGGCTCACGCATGAAGTTTGACCAAATTACTGGCAAGCAAGCTCAGAAAATGTTGACACGTGTGCGTGGCGTACTAGGCGAAACTCGTCGTCAACCTTCGTTCCATCAGAGCGAACGCAATCCAGCTTACCTTAAGCTGTTGATGATGGAACAGGCGCTAACTGCTAGAATCAAAGAAGACATGGTTCCAATTCCTGCTGCTCCAGCAGCGCCTGGCGCTCCTGCTGCTCCTGCCGCAGCAGGTGTGCAAGTTAAAGATCCTAAATTAGCAGCAGCCCTCAAGAAATCAACTGCTGGCCAAACATTAAATCCTGAAGAGCAAAAACTTGTGTCTGGCGCTGCAATGATGAAAGCCGAAAATCGTTTACGCAATGCATACCGCATGCTGAAAGAATCTGAAGTGCAACAAGCTCAAGTGGTATTAGCTGCACAAGACATGGTTGACAAAATGCAATCAATGTTGGAAGATGCCAGCGAAATGCAATTTAAAGAATTGCCTGCTTTAGTTGATTCAATCAAGAATCAAGTAGGCATTGATCAAGCTGCTCAATTTAACACAGATGCCACTGCTGCACTCACAGGCTTGGTACAAAACTTACAAGGTGCCAAACAACAACTAGACTCTGCACTTGGCGTAGTAACTGGTGCAACACCTCCACCTGACGCTGGTATGGCAGCCATGGGCGGCGTACCAATGCCCGGTGATGAAATGGCGGCAGCTGGAATGGATGACTTAGACGCTGCTGCTGGCATGGCCGGTGATGAAATGGCTCCTCCTCCTGAAGACCCGGCCGCAGTTCCCCCTGCCGCACTTGGTCGCGCCAAGAGATAATGCGAATTGACGAAGTTGAATCCACAGATGCCGGAGCCGACCCTAACAAATTGGTAGGGTTGGTTAACTTTCTTGCAGGCCGAGCAGACGACACCAATGCTCAAAAACAAATCAGTCAGAATGCTTTTATATCAGCTGCTCAAAGCCTAGGTATTGCTATTACCAGTCAAAACCTTGGCGACATTGTGAGTCAACCTCCACTGAGTGGTGTGTTAGAACCTTTAGATCCAAATTCTGGAATGGTCACATTCAAAGGCGCTGACATTGGACCAGAAAAACTGTCAGTACAACAAAGTCAACAAGTGGTAAACAAAATGGCCAAATCGGCCATGAAACGACCAATGTAATATAGTCAACTAACTGTTGACGCAAGGCGTTAAATATAGTATACTATGCTGTAGGAGGCCCGTATGAAAAAACTCATTGCTCTCGCATTATTAACTTTATCTGTGTTAGCTCAAGCACAACATCACCACCATCACAGACATGGTGGCGGAAACTGGATAGCACCAGTAATTGTTGGTGGGGTAATTGGTTATGCATTGACACGCAACCACAACGAGCCTGTTTACAATTACGGATATGTTCCACCACCTGTAGTGGTTGTGCAACAGCCCTTGCGTTCTGTCTGCACACCTTGGACCGAAATACAGTATGCAGATGGCACGGTCACTAGAACAAGAACTTGCCAATGAAACATTGGAAAGCCTACATCAAATACACTGATAATATCGGTGTATTAAAACAGTATGTTGCCACAGTGGCAGCAGAAAATCAGTTTGAAGCCATAAACAAGTTTAAAGACAAGTATGGTCCAGACTGTCTAATAGGTTGGATACAGGAAACAAAATTATATGGCTTACAGTCAGCAGGTTATTGATCATTATGAGAATCCCAGGAACGTCGGATCTTTTGATAAGACTGATAGTGATATTGGTACTGGCATGGTTGGCGCACCTGCCTGTGGCGACGTAATGAAACTACAAATCAAGGTGCAAGATGGTATCATCACGGATGCAAGATTCAAAACATACGGATGCGGCAGTGCAATTGCCTCCAGTTCTCTCATTACCGAGTGGGTTAAAGGTCGGACGCTTGACCAAGCGGCAACTATTAAAAATTCAGAAATTGCTCAAGAACTCTCGTTGCCACCTGTCAAAATCCATTGTAGCATCCTTGCTGAAGACGCCATCAAAGCCGCTGTAGAAGACTACAGAAAGAAGCATGATCTCTCTAACTGATCATGCGTACACCAAAGTAAAGCGACTACTGCAAGCCAAAAACTATGCTGGCATTCGACTTGGGGTAAAAACTACAGGTTGTTCTGGCCTAGCGTATGTGTTAGAATATGTACAAGAATACACACCTTCGGAATCTGACATCAACTATGCCCAACAAGACTTTGTGGTCTTGGTTGATAAGAAAAATGATGTATATCTCAAAGGTATCACAGTAGACTATGTGCGTCAAGGCCTCAATGAAGGCTTTGAATTTCAAAATCCCAATGAACGTGACCGTTGTGGATGTGGAAGTAGTTTTCGAATATAGTTGACAACTGGACTATAATTGTCTATAATTGACTATAATTATGTATAATCCAAAATTTGATTACACACCCATACCCAGGGTCACAATAGACGGTAAAAGATTCTACGCCACTCCAGATGGCAACAAGTTACCCAGTGTGACCACTATCCTAGACCGAACAAAAAGTGAAGAAAGCAAGGCTGCCTTGCACAATTGGCGACGAGCAGTGGGTGCAGAACGAGCACAAGCCATCACAACAGAAGCAGCCAATCGCGGCACTAGAATGCACACCTATCTTGAAAAGTACATTCGTGAAGGTGCTATACCTGCTCGTGGATCTAATCCGTTTTCATGGCCCAGTCATATCATGGCAGAAGAAGTAGTTAACAAGGGATTGAAAAATGTAAGTGAATTCTGGGGTATCGAAGTACCTTTGTACTTTCCGGGTGTGTATGCAGGTACAACAGACGGTGCTGGCATACATTTAAATGAAGAAAGCATATTGGATTACAAGCAAACCAACAAGCCCAAAAAGCGTGAATGGATTGATGATTACTTTGTTCAGTTGTGTGCCTACGCCGAAGCACATAATGAACTGCATGGCACACGGATTAAAAAAGGTGTAATTTTGATGTGTGTCAAGCCTGATCTAGATGCGCAACACAACATCGTAGGACAGCCCAAATACCAGGAATTTGTGCTGGAAGGCGGGGAATTTGAAAAATATCGCACCATGTGGTGGAAAAAGGTCGAACAGTACTACGTGCTAAATATGTGATACCTCAAGGAATCACACTGTGGCAATTGTACAAATCTCAAGAATAACCAACCGCAAAGGTCTCGAAGAAGATCTTCCGCAACCTCTAGCACCAGCCGAACTTGGGTGGGCAGTAGACACCCGCCAATTGTATATTGGTCCGGGCACACTGGCTGAAGGATCGCCCGACGAGCATAATAACGTAGAGATTCTTACAGAATATTCGGACATTCTAGCCACACAAACAGCCTACACTTACACAGGGTTTACTGCTACTGGCTATACTGTACAAACTGGAGCTAGCCCAGGGTCGCCTGTAAGCCAAAGTTTACAAAGTAGACTGGACAGTTATTGTGTGGTTACCGATTTTGGTGCTACTGGTGATGGTGTTACTGATGATACTGCGGCAATCAATCGTGCATTATATCAATTGTATTGCCGCGAAGCAAATCCACAAATTCGCAGAAGTTTGTTTTTCCCTGCTGGCAGTTATCTGATTACTAACACCATCCTAGTACCTCCATATGCTATGCTTTATGGTGAAGGTCCACAAAGTAGTATTTTGAATTTCTTTGTGACTGCATGGACTAGCACAGTGGCCTATGCTGCTGGCGTGCTGGTAAAGTCTGGCGGTCTGTATTATAGATCAAATTTCGCAGTGCCTGTTGGAACTGCGTTAACTAGTACCACGCTCGGCCAATACTATTGGGGCAATATATCTACTGGTGCGGCCGACAGTTTGCCCAGCTACATCATGCAAACAGCCAGCAGAACACAGCAAACAGGTGTTAACATTGTGAGCCCGGCCGAGCCACAAAATATTTTAGTGTCCAACATGAATATGGTCACCAATCAAATCATGGATGGGTTGTTGATTGAACGTGCTCATGATTGTTCATTCACCAATGTTGGGATTCAAGGTCCGTTGACCACCAGCACACTCACAGTGTCTACAGATAACATTGCGGCTGTTCGATGGGCCAGCACAACTACATTGGTTGATAATCATGTTAATTTTGAAAATTGCGTTTTCAGTGGTTTTACATATGGTACCAACACTGCTCAACAGATTGAAGGAATCGTATTTTCCAATTGCGAATTTGATACCTTGTATCAAGGGGTGTACTTAGGTGGTGCAACACCAGTTAATGGTGGTCCGTCGGGAGTGCGATTGATTGCTAACACATTTGACAACATCTATGTAGAAGGTATTGTAATTGATGGCGTGAGTTTAAACACCACCACCAACAATGTGTTCTATGATGTAGGCAATCACTTTAATGGTGCTGAGTTGGCTGCAAGCGCAATCATTGATATTGACACTGCCAACAATGTATGCTTGGGTGACATGTTTGAAAGAACCACAGCACAATCGGCTACCTATCCTAGAATTAAGTTGAACAACACAGCCAGTATTGCCATGGAGAATGGCTATCGACTGCAACAAGGCACATACAAACGTGAGTCAGGTGTTTCGTTTACTTTGGTAAACAATGTGGCCGTGGCAGCACAGATATTAACATTTAATGCTGTTACAGTTGCCGCGGTGCAAATCAATTACACTATAGTTCGTGATACTGCTGTTAGAACTGGTACATATACCATTGTACGCAGCACTGACGGCGGCAGCACCAATCTTAACAGCAATGATACTGGAGTAGAAAACATACCTCCAGGTGTGACATTCTCTGTTACAGAAAGCAGCAACACTGTGGCTTGGAAATATACCACAACCAATACAGTCACCGGTACCTTAAGCTATTCAGTCACCTACCTAGCCTAATGTGGGCCCGCACCTTTGATGCCAGATTGGCCAGTTGGAATCAACTGCGTGTGGCAGTTACCACCATGCCTGTTGACCAATGTCTACATTCCATAAACGCCTGGTGGTTTGATACTCCTTGGCGTGCTTACCATTTGCATTGGGATGATCAACTCACATGGCCCAATCCTTGGCAACTATTAGACGACAATTTGTTCTGTGGACTTGCAAGAGGACTAGGAATATTGTATACTATAAGTCTGTTGGATCGTGTAGACATACAAGATGCTGAATTAATAGACACAGGCAGCGACAATTTAGTCCTAGTGGAACAAAAGAAATATATACTGAATTGGGACAGAGATCAATTGTTAAATATCAATCTAACACCGTTTAATCCACGGCACCGGCTCAGTCAAGAACAAATAAAAACACAGATAAAGTAGCGAAAAATGAAAAATATAACAGTTGTCAAGCGCAGTGGACAGCGTGAGCCATTAGCATTGGAAAAGTGGCAAACTCAAATTGCCAAAGTATGTGCAGGCATAGCAGACGTAAGTCAAAGCATGATAGAGATACGCACACAATTACATTTTTACGATGGTATTACCACCAAAGAAATTGATGGCATCACTTTACGAGCCATTGTGGATCTTATCGACGTAGAGCAAAATCCTGATGTTGGGCACACCAACTATCAGCATGTGGCAGGTAAACAACGACTATCCATGCTACGCAAAGACGTATACGGTTCATACGATCCTCCCCACTTGTATGACATTGTGAAAACAAATGTGGCCACAGGCCTGTACACTCCTGAACTGTTGGAATGGTACTCGGAGGACGACTGGAACCGCATGCAAGGCATGATTGATCATGCCAAGGATGAACAGTATTCTTATGCTGCCATCGAGCAGTTGATTGAAAAGTATCTTGTAAAAAATCGTTCAACAGGAAAAACATATGAAACTCCCCAAGTTAGATACATGGTGGCCGCGGCTACAGTGTTTCACAAAGAAGAGCCTAACTCAGCTAGAATGCGTTATATCAAAGAATATTATCAAGCCGCCAGTGATGGTCTTTTTACTCTTGCTACTCCCGTACTTGCTGGCCTTGGTACTCCTACTAAACAGTTTAGCTCTTGTGTTCTCATCCGTAGTGACGACGATCTCGACAGCATATTTGCCTCTGGTGAGATGATGGCCAAGTATGCCAGCAAACGTGCTGGCATTGGTTTGGAAATTGGACGATTGCGTCCATTGGGTTCGCCCATCCGTGGTGGCGAAATCATGCACACAGGTATGATACCATTCTTAAAGAAATGGTTTGGTGACCTACGGTCATGTTCACAAGGAGGTATTCGAAATGCAAGTGCCACTGTTTTTTATCCCATCTGGCATCTTCAATTCGATGATCTTATTGTGCTCAAGAACAATCAAGGAACCGAAGAAACCCGTGTCCGACACATGGACTATGGGGTGGTGCTTTCTGCTTTTTTCTGGCGTAGATTTAAGCACAAACAAAACATCACGTTCTTTGACCCTAACCAAGTACCGGAACTATACGAGGCATTCTACTCCAACACTGCACTTTTTGAAGATCTTTATGTCAAATATGAAGCTAGATCTGACCTCCGGACAAAAACTATGTCTGCTGAAGAAGTGTTCAAATCAGGCATACTTAAGGAACGAACAGACACTGGTCGTATCTATCTAGTGTTCATTGACAACGTGATGAACCAAGGCCCGT